GAGGCGTTGAACATACTTTTCAAAGGTGGTAAAGTTCAAGAAGAAAACCTTCAACAGCCCTTCAAAACGATTAATTGAGGCTGGAGAAAGCTGACCGCTTGAACTGGAAGGAAAGGAAATAAATTCATTGATTGTGGAAGGAGAGTCTGAATTGTTAGAGATTAGCTCGTAAACAATTTTTAGGGACGTGCCTTGGTCATTCTTTTGAATAGACCAGGATTGAATTTTTGCCTGATTAACTCCTGGTGTAAACCAAGAGCCTGGTGTTTTTGATGCTTGATTAGATCCGTAACCCATTTTTGAATTAGATTTTAAATTATAATTAGAATGTAAGATTGAAATTAGTCTTCATTTGATTTTAAGGGGTACAAAGTTAATAATTATACTTAAAAATCAGAAGGCATTCCTACATTATTTATTACTTGATTCATCTGACCTTGAATGTTGACCATTTCTTCCATAGAGGGAAGCAATAAAGTTGCAGGTTCAGCCTTTTTAAATTCAAATACCATACTGTTTGAAACTTTACGAGGCCGTTTCCGATAGTTGGTATAGTCAAAGTTTTCTGCTTTACTAAGATTTGCATAACTTTTTCGTACACCCTCATCATCTAGTACAGAATCAGGCGTAGCCAATCCTTGTGAAATAAGTTGCTCAAGAATATAAGCAGGCAGATCTTTTGACTCTACTTTAGGATTGTGCCAAGCCTCATCAAAAATTTGAGCAAGTTGTTCTTTCTTGTTTGTCATAACTGTAAATTGTTAAATTGTAAATTGTTAAAATTAGTTAATAAATTCAAGTTCTTCCTTACCACGATCAAACTGGTAAGATTGCCATTCATCATATTCAGAGAGAGACCACATATTATCATCTTTAATGTATTTTCCGGTTGAGTGATTGAGTCTATCTCTGAATACAGAAGTTAATCTATCATTAATTGGATACCCATACTTGTCAAGTGGTTCCGATATACTCGTGTCCATTTACTTTGTTTTTAGTAATGTACTCTGAAAGAGGCATTGTTTCGTAAAAAGCTTTTGTCACACTCCAATCAGGCAAGTTAATTACATAGACTATATAGTCCATATTGATTCTCCACTTGTTAGTTTCTTTATTGAAGTACTGAGCCAGGAAAAGATGAAAGTTCTTTCTAGAACCCCATCTTTTACCTGTCTTACTCCAGTTGCCTTTTGTCTTGTGATGAACAAGAGACCCACCCTTGCAGAATAAACCATCTGCAGGGTCTTGCAAAAGATAGATGTTATTCTCCTTCATAGTATTTAGTTATTTGTTCTACTACATAACCCATGTCATTGGGTATCAACACATCAGGAAACATTCCTACTGGACTTTTACAAGTTGAGTCTCCGCTAGTATTTGTACGAAATTTGTACTCTACCTTTCCAGTCTTAAAGTCTTGGATTACTTCAGCAAAAAGAATAACTGTAAATAAACCATCCAAATAGACAGCATTATCCATCAGCTTGCCCACGGTTTTTATCTTATTACGTCCATCTTCACCTTTTTCTTGGTGAAATATACAGATCACATTAAGATCTGCCCGCATAGTACGAGCAGCATCTACAGCTTGATACATAGCACTGGCCAGCTTGACCCACTTATCATCAATACACCTTATTTTTCAATAAGGATTAGACTATATCTTATTATATTTTGTAGTAAGGATTTTTTCAATCCTTCATCCTCGTTTAATAATTTTAACACAAATATACTACAAAAATAATTCTCCCGTTTCGGATATTTCTACCCTACTCTACTCGCTTTACAGTTTTCGATAGTCGTTGAACTTTAACCTTATTTTTACAACTTAGGTTCTTAGCTGCTGATTACCCAATTTTATCAATTTTTAACATTCACACTTATCTTTTCAGATTATGTTGTAGTTTGATAAACTCTAAGGGACTTCCAGCAATTAGAGAGATTTATACTGGGCATGATATAGTTTACCCAGGAGTTTCTACTTTGTTCATCATGTCAAAGGCCATAACATATCCAAAGTCATCAATCACTACATTTTTAACATCAGGTCGGCTCTGTTCTACATACTGTAGAAGAGCCTTAATTTGGAGAGGATCTTTTAAGTTAGCATAATTGCCACCCTCTGATACTTTCTTGTTACGGTCATAAATCTTGTTAGCACCTCGAAAGGGGAGTGGCTTGTCAGCTACGTTAATAATAATAGTTTCTTTAGGATCCAGGCCTTTAATTCCCAATTCTTGATTAGGGAACAAAGAAGTAGATTTACCTGTACCACTTGGTGCTACAATACCAATTAGATTTGCCATAAATTGTGATTTGAAATTTAAAATTTAATTAAACTAGTTTGAATATTATTTAGATTCATTTGGTTCATTTCCAGTATAGTTTGACCAATACTTTCCATTCTCTTCAGGATAAAGAGTAAGATAAGCTTTACTATGTGTGTAAGAATGAGCCTTTAGTTCATTAAGATCATTAAATCCTTTCCACTCTTCTATTACTGAAGTCTCTTTATCCTTACCCCAGAACCATGTAAACTTAAATTGTTCTTGCCAATACTCTGGATAGTTTAGACATTCTTGAATACTGTATCCTGATGCAGGAGTGCTTCCGTACTGATTCTCGTAAAATTCCAATACTTGCCCAACTTCTGGGGACTTTGGGTACTTTTTAATCAGCTTGAATTTTCTTATTTTCATCACCAAGATACTTTAATTAAATAATGTCCAGGTTCAATAAGTCCTATATGAACAAGAAGTTCTAGATAACTTGATAGACCTTCATATTCGTAATCAATAACTCCGTCTTCATAATCTCGAATTAAATCTTGTGTCTTATGTTTTGCAAAGTCATAAGACTTTGGTAGTCCAATTTCCTCGCACAACTTGTAACTATAGTTATGTAATAATTCATCAGCAACCAAATCATAATCTGGATTGAGATGTTCGTTAATTAATGCTTGGATGTCGTTATAATCTACAAGGATTACTTTTTCTAAAATTCTAGCGTCTTTCATTTTATTTAAATTAAATTTTCAAGAACATAAGTAATTGCTGCTGAGTAAGCTTCTTCAAGGGAATTAAACTGCCGAGTTTCACCAAACTCTATAACAGTTGAATAGTTTTGATCTATCTCATAATCCCACTCTATAACATCATCCCCAAAGAAAAAGTAATCTACTCGAATCCAGATCTTATATTTTTGCAAAAGCCAATCTGCTACATGCCTGACTTCAGGTGCTGAATAAAGGCCTAGACTAAGGTAAGCATTATAATCTTGAAGTAAAGTTTCAACAGGAGTTTCAATCTTTCCACTATGAGAATCATTTTTTATAACAGTATATAAAATTTTATTTTCTTTATAATAAGAATAAACTGGTTCTTTAAAATCTTTCTCTTGTAAAAGCTTTGCTACATTAAAATCTACATAATGTGGTTTAATCATAACTAGAATTGAGATTTTAAAAATTCATTAATAGATTCAAGAAGAGCTGCTTTTCTTGTTTCAAACTTTTTAAGATTTGCAACAACTCCGTCAAGGTAAGCCTGATAATAAGAAGGTTTCATATCACCTGCATATATAACAGGCCTTGCTTCGATCTCTCTATCGTAATGCACTGAAACCCATTCGACAACTTGCCAGATTTCTGGTGCTGAATAAGTATCTGTATAAGCATTACTATCTTCAGATAAATCATGAAGATGTACTATAAACTCTTCCGGGTCAGAAGAATTAGTGCTACTTACAAACGGATAGAATAATTCACCTTTCTTGTCATAATAGCAAAAGACAGGTTCGCTAAACTCAAGTTCCTTAAGTTTCTTAGCTTGCTGAAATGTGACAAATTGTTGTTTAATATCAAAACTCATAATTCTTTTTTTAAAGGACGTTTTTCTAATGATTGATCCCAAGGTATGTCTGCATGTGGGCTATAGCCTAAAAAAAGATCCTCTCCAGTATATGAAAACCAAAGAATTGCTTCTTGAACTGGTCTTTGAACTGGTTTTTCTTCATACCAATATGCTCTGCCATCTTCATCAGTTGCTGCCCATTCAGCCCACTTTGGAGCCCATTCCCAAGGGTATTTATTTGATGATTCCATAAATTAAAATTTACTTTGGGCGTTTTTCTAATGATTCTTGCCAATTATCACTAGGCCACTTTATTTTTTCTTTTCGCCCCGGATCTGCAGGGTTCAACCACCAATAACCATCTTTAAGAAATGGCTCATTTTCAAGCCAATATTTATCACCAACGTGATCTTCTACTGCATACTTAACCCAATCAGGTGCAAGATGCCACGGATAGTTAGGTTTATTTTGCTTGTTTTCCATAAAATTAAATTTAAATTTCTGAAAATTCTTTTTCTAACTTTTCAATTAGGTCTTTCAAAAAGGCTTTGTAATTTTCTATAAGTTCTACAGAAAAATAAGGATGCTCTCCTGTGAAAGTATGAACCATATCATCTGAATGGATTATAATTGTTATTTTTTCAGAAGAGTCTAGTGACGCTAATCTTTTTCTATACTGACTTAATCTATCTGATAGGTCTTTCGCTAAGTTGAATTGTTCTTCTGTCATACTAGTGTGTTTTTAATATAAGTAGTAAGCATATCATTACACTGACTATAATACATGCTATTCCTGCTATGTAAGCTAGTGTTTCTCCTTGCATTTGTCTTTTAACTTTTAGTTTAGTATTTTCAGATATTCTTTTTTTTATTCTTTCGTATACGTTCATTGCTTAATAGTTAGACTACCACATTGGGGAGACACGATACACTTTATAGTGAAGACTGTTCATTGTTTCTTGCTCTCGTACTAGTTGCATTACAATCCCGTGGTCAGTCATACTTTTTAAGAACAAAGACCCGTATTTATCCCTAAACTCTATCATCTTAAGTTTAGTCCCTCTACTATGAAAGGGGGTGTCTTTTAACACTTCAATAATGTAATTCATACTTCTTATTATTTGTAAAAGTTTTGAATATTATAAATCATCTGGTCATAATCTTTAGTTTTAGGTTGAGCAATCTCACTAAACCATCCTGTTCTGCCTGTAAATAGACATGAAGAATGTACATTAGCTTCACCAAACCTTGACTTCAAGATATTAATAGTTCTCAAATAGTTTCCAAAAATATTTATGGGATATCCATCCCACATTCTAACTACGGGATCTACGCCGCTCGTATTAACTTTATTTGGATTAGCAATGCCTATTAGGTTCAAATAAGCAAACCTAACTTCTTTGTTTACTGCTAAGCCCGCTTCGGTTGGAAGAATGGTTTTCTCTTTCCTGGATTCTTGATTCTCTTGAGTAGAATCTTGGTGCTGGAGAAATACAATAGAGTAGTTCAGCTTATTAGCTGCGTACTTTCTAAGATATTCTACAGTATTCCAAATAGCCTGGTGTCTTGAATCTTCATCTTTGGATTTAGTTATATAGGAGAGATTATCTACTACCACTACAATGAACTCATCAGGATCAGTAGGTTTATAGTGAGTCCATCCGTGCGTGAGATCTTCTTCTTTGGTTATAATTACAGAGCCATTATAGAAAGTGCCTCTGCCAAAAGCAAAAGACCTTACATACTTCCATATTCCTATAGAATTGTATATATTGTCAATATACTCTACGTAGTTTAGTTTCTTTTCTACAATAGCCTCTGCTTGACCAATCAGGTTAATATCAGCCTTAGAGATAGTTCTGCCTATTGATAGAAAGTCTTTAATGTTATATTGAAGCTGGTGTCTGATCCAGCATTCATAACTAAGCATACTAAACTCATACTGAGATCTAGACTCTTCTAAGCCAAACCTAAGAATCTTAAAGTTCTTATTTGACTTATGGGCCCACGGAATACCTGAGTGCTCGAATAAAAACTTAGACAATGAAGTCTTGGATGAAGCAGGACTACCTGTAATACAAGTTACGTCACCGCGCATAACCCCCGGAAACCATTCTGTAAACTTACCTAAATTGAGAAAGGGAAGATAGTTAATCTTCCCTGACTCAAAATTGATATTGTTTTCTAAAATTTGGGCTGTTAATCTACCACTCATGGCTTATTATTTACAGGTTAATATGCATACTTTTGTAATCATAAATTGCTATCTCTGATAAATAACCAGCTAGTTTTTTAGCATATTCTGTGTTTCGGTAATAATCTGTCGTGACTTGAACTAGTCTGTTAATATCAAAAGGATTAATTTTAGCCTTTAGAGTATAGAACTCTTTAGCTGCTTCTTCTGAAATAATAGAGAATGCCTTTTGGTTATTAACGTGACCTCGTGATCCTACATAGTTCTCTTCTAGCAGAGCAATAAACTTCTCATACTCACCGTCAGCAGAGTACCCAAAAAGCGGCACTTTTAGTTCATTTTTGCCGGTTTCTAGATTTACCTTGCAGAGGTTGATACTGTACATTTGGAATTTTTCATAGGGAAATACAGAGTCCTGACCATCTAACATATAAGATTCAAGATCAGGATATTTATCTTTTAGGCTCATTAAGAACCCGAAGAATAACCCTTCACTAACTTCTCGTTCAGTTAGTGCAAACTCGTTCAATAATCGTAAATACTCTGAATTAATCATCATTATTGTCTCTAAATAATTTATAAAGTGCTTTTAAATCTTCTTCTGAATCTAGCCAATAAGTACTACCACTGACATTAACATAGCCTAGCTTAGTTATCATATCTAAAGTAGTAATAACTAATTTAAATTCAGAGAAGGTGATCGGGTCTAGTTTAGTTTCTTTTTGACTATCCATTCTTGATTGAATTGTTCTAAAAAATTGTTAAGATACTTCTCATCTTGAGTTCCGGGGTAGTAAAAGGTAATAATCTTAGGTGCGGTACTCAATAAAGACCTACCCATTTGTTGAGTAGGTGAACCAGTTTTACCAGAAAGTTGAATAATAATTACATAGTCTACGTCAACAAAATCTACACCTCTATCTAGTTGTCTGACAGTGAATAGTTTGTCTATTTTTTTGTTGTTAAACTGTTCTACCAGACTCAAACTTCCAGGCTTGTTAGAGTGAACTGCATACTGTTCGTTGAGAAGATCCGCTTGAGCAGTATCTACGCAGAAAATAAGACTTCGAGAACCTTCAGGTAACTGTTTGAATAGCTTCTTGAAGTGAGCAGGTTTAATGCTACCGTAGAACATTTTTCTCTTATTGCCTGCCATTAACCACTTTGTCTTATTTATCTGAGAGCTGGCTCTTGTAAACTGAGCAGATGCAAAGTTATAATCTTCTTCCAACAACAAATGGTATTCTAGTTCAGTACACTGAATTAATTTATTAACAGATCTGTCCCTAAGTACTTCCCATCTGTCAGGATAGGTAGTTACTACGTTATCCTTGTTCTTGTCCTTGCCCTTCTGATAAACTAAGTATCTGCGAGAGTCATCAAATTCTAGAGGAACTACATAAACTCTTGGCTGAGGAAGAATACCCCACCTAACTGCTTGATCTAAGTCAACCTTAACTTCAAAAAACTTATTTGACGTAAGTAATCTGAATGCTTGCTTATCTTCAAATCCCAAAGTTCCAGACATAGCAACCCAGTGGTCAGTATTAAACTCGTGGATTTGACTTTCTCTTTTTAATGATCTACTCAATTCGTATTCATCAAGACCTATAATAAAGTAATCGTTTCTACCTAATTTATGAAGAGAATGATAACAATAAATGTCAACCTTATCAATAAGTTGAGGGTTGTACTTTTCAAGATTTTCTTTCCATTGATTGTTAGTAGCTTCTGAGTTAGTCAAAATGAGAATCTTTTTATCTCCTTTGTATTTTGATAACCAGTTATTACATAACGTAGTAAACAAAAGAGATTTTCCAGTCCGCATTACTACGTTAAACAAAAAGTGGCTGTGCTCATTGTACAAAGAACCTACTGCATCAGCAAGTTCCTGTCTTGTTAATTTGTCCTTGGTAAAAATCTCTTTGTATTGATTCATTAGTCTTGATATTTATCTTCGTCGTAATTTTGAATTACATCATCTAAGAACTCATACTTAGATAGTGCTTCGTTAAATGCTTCTTTCAGTTTTTCCAGATATTTCAAAGATCCTTCAATAACAAGAACATCACCATAATAAAGGAAATGCCTGTCCCTAAAAGTAATTATTTCAAATTCAAATTTGCGCATGGCGGTCTACTATTTTAATGTTCTTTCCAGCAAATTGCTTAGTTACAAACTGCTGAACAAATTGCAATGATTGACCTACTACATAAGCAGTCTTGGGTTTCTTTTGTTCTCCGAGAAACCATACTCGGATTTTACCGTTGTTTAGTCGGTAAATTGTAATGTCAGGCTTCTTCATTTCTTTTTTAAATTGTTAAAGTTAAAGTCCCACATTTCGGGACAAAATAAGGTTAAAATCAGTATAATAATAAGTATTGTCATCAGTGGTACCAATAATCTCCTACCTTAGATTCTGCACCCATCGGTACAGTTTTACAAAAATAGGAACCTGCCTTAATCATAAACTCTTCTATTTTTGCAGAATAAAACTCTGCTTTTTCTTCTATAGATTTACTATTGATTTCGTCGTGGATTAAATTGTCAATGTAAAATTCTTCTTGTAGGTTATTATCCCAACGATAATTGTAAATAAGAACAGCTGCTAACTTTGTTTGTCCTGCACCCATTCCTTGAATCCTAAAATTTAAACTGCGTCTTTCAAGAGTACCTTTTAGTATTGCCCACTCTCTCCATAAATCTCTAACTTCAGGATGATCTAGATAAAGATTGTCCTTAAAGTCAGCCTTTTGTTCAGTAGTATAAGTTCTATAATCAGGTGGGTAATAAGACATTGCTTCTTTGCTCAACTGATTCATTTTTTCAAAGTGAGGAAAGAAATACCTTCTGTCTGTGTAATCATCTATTTGAATCCAGCCTCGTTTAAGTGCTAATCTTTTTGTTTTTTCAAAATCTTCCTTTAGTCCTGGAAAACCCCTAAAGTATCCCTCTACGAAAGTCTCTCCTTCTTGCTCTGATATACCCATATCTCTTGCTACACTTTTATGAGAGGCACCGTAACTTAAACTAAATGTTAAAGCCTTAGCAGTAGATCTTTCATCTGCGTGGTCTTTCTTATTTATGATAAGTTCTGGCTTATTATAAACTACTCTGAACATTTGAGTAGCTGTGTAGCTGTGGAAATCAGACTTGAATACCGGGTGTTCTTGAATAAAGAAATTCTGAAGTTCTTCTACACCAGACACTTCTGCAAGGATTCTTACTTCTTGCGAAGCATAGTCTGTATTGATATTTTTCCAGCCTTGTTTAGAAATAAAACAAGACCTGAACTTCTCATCACCTGGAAGCTGCTGACAATTAGGTGCTGTACTACTCATACGAGTAGTGTTAAGAATCTGTTGGTAGTTAGAGTGGACTTTTCCTGTTACAGGATGAACATACCTAAGCCAACTCTTTCCAAAAGCAGTACATAACTGACCTGTCTTCTTATACAATAGATAGGATAGTACAAGATCTTCTTTATTGAGTATTTCTTGAGGAAACTCGTGTTTAAAGAATTTTTCTTTATACTTGTTACTTAGGCTTCTCAAAAGTCCCTTTGCACCTACAGTCCAGGCAAGTTTCTTAGTTTGCTTAGACATTTCTTGTACTGCCAATCCTAGAGTTTTAAAGAACTTTGTAACTTCTACCGGAGAGTTCCAGTCTACTGCACAACTCGGTTTATCATTGAACAAATCTATAGATCCTGTGAACTCTGGATGATTTTCTGTGACATAACTGTCTAAAAATTGTCTTTGTTTTAGCCAGAGTTCAAAATTATCTTCATACAGTTTAGACCATCTTTGAGGGTCAAATTCCATTCCACGCCAAGAAATCTCTGCTAGAACCTGAGTGACTTTGTTCTCAAGTTTAATACCTATCTCTGGATAAAAATGATCTTCTATTTCTTGTCCATCTACCCAGTCTTTAACATACCTTCCTCTTCTCTGAAGTTCGTAAATTCTGAGTGGTCCGGTAATATCTAAGTCACCATATAAAATCTGCTCTAAAGTAAAAGGCTCATCTTTCATATTGACAAACCCTTTGCGAATGGACTTATCTACAGTTTCTTGTTCCTCTAAAGATTCTATGGCTTCGTTATACAAGTCATCTCTGTCTACGTGTTTTCCTAAAAATAAGTATTGTTCTTCCAGTCTGTTTACAAGATCTTCTATTTGAGAGTTATTATTCTCGAATAGATTAGATTCAACTACACTTTTAATTCCTAAGTAATCTTTCATCAAAGTTGCTAACGAATAAGATCTAAGATTACCATTGTATAACAGTTTTTCTACAATCATACAATCCCACACGTTAAAGATAGGACTTTTAAGATGCTGAAGAAAAAACTTACCTTCAAACTGTAGATTGTGGCCAACTTTAAGAATGTTCTTATCTTGAAGAATCTCTTTAAGTGAACTATAATCTGCTGATCTGGCATCTATTACAAACCGTTTCTCTAAAGTACCTACTTGAATCATTATAATTCGAGATACATAAGGATCAAGACCTGGTTTGTAAATAGACTCATCATACCTACCTTTAGGATAAAGCCTTGAGGTCTCTATATCAAGACCTATTACGGATTGTTCCTTTAAGTAAGCAATACACTCTTCCATTGTACTTGGCTGAATACCTTCGTAATCAATCAAGTTGTTTCCAATAAAATAAGTCACTGCATATAGTTTTTAGTTTTTAATTTCTTGTTATCAATCCATACTGAAAGTAATCTTTCTAGTAAGAAAGTATGCCACGTATAATGAGTAAGTCCTGTTCTTTCAAATAACTCTTCAGAAGATAGTCCAGACTTGTAATTAGCAGATTCAAATGCTTTATAAGATTCTTCTGTAAGGCACATAATTGCTCTTCTGAGCAACTCTATGTATTCAAGGTACACTTCTCTCTTAGCAACAAAGAAGTTGCTGTATACGACATTCTTGGGCTCTTTAAGAGTTAATCCTAATTCCTTACAAAGTTTAGAAAATCTCCATAAAAATCCCGGATGTGCTTTTTCTGTCCACTTGAGATATTCAGGAATCTGCATACAGAAACTTATTACGTCCGCTTGAGATCCTGATTTAATCTCTGACTCTATTATGTTGTGTACTCTATTCCTGACAAGTCCTGTTTTAGCACCAAACTTATGAGAGAATATTCCAACGTATTCTTTATCCTTGCTACTTTGAGGAATTAGTTTGAGCATAGGATTATACTCAAACAGATATGATAATTGTTCTACTGTTTTAATTTCGTTTAAATAAAGTTCAAAATCATAGACTTGTCCTGGCTCATACATAATAGACCAAATCTGATGATTAAATTCTCTCTGGGGAAAACTTAATAGATCCAATCTGGGTCTTACACACTTTTCTATGTAACCTCCTCTGACAACTTCTTCGTTGTGTCTGGTAAGAGTTTGAGCATCTCTTTTAAGCAGCCATAACTCCTCTTTGTTTTCTAGTAGACCTAAGGTTGCAGTTAAAAAGTCTTTATCTTTTTCACATACTATGTGATACTGATAGTTCTCTCCTAACTCTCTATATATAGGGTCAAGCAGGCACAATGCTCCGGGACATACACTTTCGAGTACCCGAAGTTCTGTTTTGCACCTGTTGAACTCGTTATTCTCTAATGGAACTAAGCATATGTCAAGATCAAATACTGGAATATAGTTATCTACCTTTTCTCCGGGAACCATAATGGCTTCGGGAAACTTAGATTTAATTCTATTCCATACTGAATCTTTAGAATTATAGCCACAGATATAAAAATCTGCATTCTCTTTGAACAGAGGGTTATTTATAAGAGTTCTAACCCAGCCTTGTATTTGAAGCCAGTCATTGTAGTGAGAGGAACTTCCAAAAAATCCTACTTTAACTCTTCGATTTAAGAAGGATTCTTCTGATTCGTTATTGACCTTGAACTGACCAAAGTCATAAGGTATCCCGTTTTCTATAACGTGGATATTCGAGTTATACTTAGAGACTTCTTCTATTAAGTTAGGATTAGAAACAATTACACAGTCTGCTAACTTAGCATACTCTTTGCTTAGCAGTACAGATCTTCTTAGATCTTTGATGTGGTTATTAGGAATATCCCACGAGTCATCCAGATCAAGAATTACCTTAAATCCAAACATATTACTAAAGGCTGAAACATAGTGAGGTAACATAGAATTATTCCATGCTATCCACAATATATCTATGCCTTGTAAAAGTTCAGGCTCTAACTTATCAGTAAAATAGACTTCGTGATCTTTGAAAAAAGAAAGTGGAAGTTTGACACGGTGGTATCTACTTCCACTTCCATCGTAGCAAGCTAGTATTTTCATAATTTTTTATGCAAAAATACTAACATTATTCTGTATGAGTAGGGTTAAAGTATTTATTTAAAAATTCAATATCCTTCTCATTAAGGTCATGTACTTCTACTGATACTACTTTGTTTAATTTAATATATAATTTATTTGTATGATATGATTCATGAAATAAATTAATATGAATCATAGACTTATACAATAAAGGATCTTTATTGTCTAAAGAAGATATGATTTTATCTAGTACTTTTGCTGATTCTAATACAGTGTAAGTTAGCCTTTCAGTATTTATTGTTACTTTACAGAAATCTTTTATGTTCATAGGTTGAAATTTTAAAATTTTAAAAAAAATTTAAGGTAGGAAAAAGAAAAGGCTACTTTACAGCAGCCTTTTCTACAACAGGATAATTATAATCTACGCGTTCTTTTTCTTTCTTGTCTTCTTCGGTTGTTCTGTAACTTCAGCAACCGGGGTTTCTAAGATTACTTCATCTGTAGGAGTTTCAAGCACTACGTCTTCGACACTTTCAGTGAAGTCAATACCCATAGCAGCAAAAAGTTTCTTTGCAATATCGTCGTGAAAATTAGCAAAATACTTTTCTCCGGTAGCATCCCGGGCAAATAAAACATCAAGCATGCCTTTCTTTGAAAGTTCCACGATGCATTGTCTTGTGTGATAAGACAACCGTTTGGCACTCATGGTTGTAGGATCAATGTTTATGGTGTTATACCCCTTTGCTGTCAAAGAAAAGTAGTTGTAATCATTAATGTACACATACTCTTCTTGGATCAGATTGTCCATATATTGAGTACTGCATACAGGTTCTCGGCGCAAATAAATTGCAGTGAGAACGTTCATTAGGGTAAACTTATCTGTGGTAGTCATAATTTAAAATTTATAATTAGTTAAGTAAAGAAATAAAAAGTGGGGGCTAAGTTGCCTCTGCCCCCACCGGAAAATATCCATAACAAAATTAAACTTCTTATCCTTAGAAATCTACTTCATCCCCAACTTTAGCCAAAATAGGCATAGCAGGTGCCTGCACTTTAGCAGCAGGTGCAGCCTTGTGCACTACCGGGCTGGGGAATTTGTTACAAGCCATTGCAAACTCAATCGCGCTGACTTGACCAATGTTGTCATGTTGGTAATTTGGACCATATTCTCCTTCTCCCAAGTCAGTTACCTTGAGGATATAGAGATTACCTACTTCCAAGCCTTTTTGCTTGGCAATGGTACCTGACAGGACACGAGCACGTTCTGGAAGTGGGCCATTTTGGGATTCCAGATAAACAGCAGCGTTGCCATTTTTGTCAAGACGGGTTCCGTTCATAAAGGCAGATACTTTAACTACGAAATACATAATAAAAAAATTAAGAGTGAAAAAATGAAAAATGAAAAAATAAAAAAATACTACTTACCAAAGCCGTTGTTTAATTCTTTCAGCCAAAAGATTGACTGCTTCTTCTTTTGTGATTATTTTAAAGTTATTCTCTGAAAGGTCTATAGTTTCTGGCCTTGGTTTCCAGAATAATTTGCCATTTGCGTCCAACCTAAAACTGCCTTTAGAAGCAGTGAAGATTTGTTTTTTCTTGGATTCTTTCTCAACCCTTAGAACTAATCCTCGATCAGTTAGAATAAACTGACCAATTTTAGATTCTGGTTGAGAGCAAAACAATAATTTAAGTTTTCTTAGCATATGTTTTTTTAGCGGCGCCAGCCTATAAGATAATAGGCTGTACCGGTTAACTGAATGAAACTGAACTGCCCTAACATCATTATGATGTCAAAATAGTCCGAAGTTAGGTAATTGTACAACAAAACCACAGTAGCATTTATTGCTGTTGCAGTCTTGTATCCTTTTGTGAATGTAATAGTCATACACTTAAGTAAAGATTTAAAGATTTAAATATTAAAGAAAAAAGAGTGCCTGCATTACACAAACACTCTTCAACACAGTAATTCCCACGTTACCTGCGTTTATTTTTAGACTATTTGTGGTCTATTTTTTCGGCTGCTTTTCGTATACGTTCCCACTCCTCCTTTGTAACTTTCCCCCAGAAAAGACGTACCTCAAAGATTCGTCTTTTTGTATGAACTTCTAGACCTTTCCCGCAACCTTTTTTACCGCCACAACAAGGGCCTAACTTAACTTTACCCGTATTGTAGGCCTTCATGGCCATAGCAGCCTGCTGATTGGCATCATAGTCCTTAGGAAGTTGGGGAATGATAATTTTATCTATGTACAACTGAGTTAACTTAAGGGCATTTTCCTTTGTAGTAGTTGCTCTTCTTCCCCAGCCATTTATCAAATGCAAATTCCCCGACTTTTTTAACAAGTTATAATTGTCGTCGTGCATATTGAATCCATAGCCTATGCTATAATATTTACCATCAGGATAAGCATTTGTTTTAAAATTCTCATCCTTTTTTAAACACCACATTATCATTTCATATCGAGAATACCCAAAGGCATTGCGTTTAACTTCTTCTACTTTTTTTGTTTCTTTCTCTTCTGACTTAGTAATACCAAAAGAAGTAGGTATTTTATGAATAACCATCTTTCTTATGACTACTGTGTCCCTAATTCTAATTTCGTTAATAACAGTATCTCTGATTGTAACTTCATTTGTTGTAACTAAAGTTCTAGGGAACTTGTACCACAGCAGTCCAATTAAACACAAAAATCCTATACCAAGAAAGGCAAGGATTCTCAGCGGAGTCTTAATTACAAAAGCAATTAGTTTGCTTTTTATAATCTTAGACTTAGGGGTCTTGACTAAAGCCTTGTTTGTTATCATATTCGATAAATAATAGGTTAAGTAAAAATGATTGATCTGTTTTTGGGACTGTTAAAGTCCATGTCCAGTAAAATCTATTTGGATTTACAGTTTTGAAATATTCTTGCCAATCTTGCAGATTTTCAAGTTCTTCGTGGTACATAACTACACTCAAAGGGATGTTATATCCATTTGATTGCAGTTCTTTCTGGATCTCTGTGGCCTTATAAAAATGAGTAACATAGTATATGTCAGCATCTTTTTTTTGGGATGCGTAGAACATAGACCATATGTAACCACCTATTAAGATTCCAAATGTGATAAGTAATGTTATAAATCTCATATTTAAAAGTTAAAGTTTTAATAATAAAAAGTGCACTCTATCTTACGACAGAGTGCACGGGTGTAAATCTCATGAAAAAAACCTAGTAGAGAGTACGGGGGTTGAACCCGTATCGTCGGATTAGCATACCAACTACAGCTTTCACTGCCAACAAATGTTGTTTGTGGTCTGGACTTTCCCTCAACCATAGGATTGCTCCCTTAGGCCATCTCCGTCAAGTCTCTGCACCTTACAAATAAACAAATACAACATAGTATTATTTTGTAATTTAATGTTGTTTTCGTATATTTGTCTTGGCTCAGGATTGCCATTAAATAAAAGAATATGAAACCTAATCAATGTTTAAACCCAAAATGCACAAATCGAACCACAAATCCAAAATATTGTAGTAGAAGTTGTGCTGCTCAACATACAAACATACTTTATCCTAAAAAGAAAACTAAGAAAAAGTGCATTGTTTGTAATGATTCTGTTAAATCTTACCGTCATTCAAGGTGTGAAAAACATCATCTTGAATATCAAGAACAGAAATACCAAAATCGAACTGTTGGAGAATACCGAAATATGCTTTCTTTAAAAGGAAAACATCCTTCTTGGGCGCATTCGCACATTAGGCTATTTAATAGATCATGGAATAAAGACCTAATACAATTACCTTGTGCAAAATGTGGATACTCCAAGCATGTTGAGTTGTGTCACATTAAAGATGTTGCTAGTTTTCCCGATGATGCATTATTAAAAAACATAAATTCTAAAGAAAATGTCATTCAATTATGCCGTAATTGTCATTGGGAATTAGACAACAACTTGATTTCAATGTCTTTTAATTCAGAAGGGTTTCCTGAATTTGAAGATGTGTGCATTTTAAATGTTTCCACTTAAACGCTCCAGTTAATACTTAAGTCCGAAATTTTATCCTTTAAACTAACTCTCCGTTTTAATCTTTACCATCTAATATAGATAGTAAAGATCATTATTCCTATTGCTAAAACATGAGGTTTGATATGATATTCAGTTTTAGAGATTGAAATACCTAATTCAAACCACCATATTCCTTCATATTCATTCCAGCAAATCTCTATCATAACACAAAGATATGACTAAAGAATTAATTCGTCAATAGCTATGTTATATTTTTCTAGAATTTCTGCAATTCTAGAAAAGATAAATTCAAGTGCCTTCTCATCACTCATATCAGAGTGATCTAGCGCATTCTTAATGTTTAGTATTTCATATATAGCAAGAGCCATATCAAAAGCTTTAGAATGCCTTTTAAAAGCATACTTATCTTCTATATCGTTAAAATCAAATTTAAATTCTGCAGTCATATTTTGTCAAGTTTTAATTTACTGTAAAAGAGACTGTTTTACCCCTTGCTACTATTATTCACAAGGGGTAAGGTAAGTCAACCTACAGCCTTCCTGACCCCAGTCTAGGCTGCAAACTTATGACGAGTGCCAATATTTCTATTTCGTCGTACCTCATCAGGGCAATATGCTTTTTTATACTTGAACCAGTACGATGCAACAAGTAGTTGCCTATTGGAGAACCCAACAGGCAACTTATAAAATCAATCATTAATCTTTTATTTCCTGTAACCTAAGAAAGGCTTCGTTCATTCTTCCAACAACTTCAGAAACTATTCCTTTGAAGTTCTGAAAATCAAGTCGCATTATAACTTCATAGTAGTGATCCATGAATATAATACTTTGATCGGGCCGAATGGGTTTTTCTTCTAAATTTATTGCAGATAATAACGCATCAAGAGTATGGGCTCTTTTTACAAGAATTATTTCTAAATTTTCATCTTGTGCTATGATAGTAAATCTTTTCATATATATATTTTTAAGTTATTGAAAAACTCGTGCTAGTAAAAAATCATATCCTTCGATTAAAACATAATTTTCACCTTTGTGTTCTTGAGTATTTTGTTTACTTTCTACTTTGTTCCAGAAATCCTCAAATGAAATCACATCACCATACTCACTGATAATCAAGTGACTTTTTAGCCAATCTTTCAGTTCATCAATGGTAGTATAGTGGCGCCATTCGTTAGTATTAAAGGTAAATTTCCATCCTGCACTGGATTTACCAATGTGAATATAGTCTTTACCTTTTTGTTCTTCAATCCACTCTTCAAGAGTTGTAATAGGATTTGTATTCCCTGACTCTTTTAGGATAGAGTCAGGGAATTTTTGAATCGCATAGTAATTTACCCCCATATGACTCTGGATTTGGGGACAAAGTAAGTGTTTTCTCCGTAAATTTTCACCATTTCTGGTGAAGTAACTTGGTGTGCTTCTTTTGCAAACCAAGTAAAACCCTTCAGCAGTTGACTTTCTCTTGCATTCAAGATAACAAATTCTTCGGAAATAACTGGGGTTTCGTAGTAATGCCCCATCATATCTTGATAGAACATTTCTAACTCTTTATCCCCTTGTACTCCTTCTACCAGAGAAAGCAAATTT